GGCGAAGCGATAGTAGGTGTGCATGCTGGTTCCTTCTGTTGTGTAGTTATTGTGTGTGCTGCATTGCGATGAATAATACTTGCGCGGTATCAGTCCGTCAAGCACCTATCGTATTATTTTCGCGCGAGTAAACACAGATCGCGGAAGCCGTTCTGCGATCGCTCATATCCGACCAAGTTATTCTTCATCCAATCCGGCACGTCGAGGCGCTTCGTCTTGCTCTCGACGGCATCCCGTAACTGCTCACCGCTCAGCAGTTCGAACGTGATCGCGCCGCGCTTGCTGTTGTTCCTCCAGACCATCCCCTTAGCGACCATCAGATGCAGCGTGTCGCGCACGCAGGCGCGCGGGCGTCCCGTCAGCAGGCCCATTACTTCTTCTTGCGAATACGCGCGTCCTGCCTGCATGGCGTCTGCCAGCTCGTGCGGAGATATCGTTTCCGGCTGACGGCCGATGTTGATTGTGTTTTTCATGCTGCCTCAGCTTCCATTTTTCCATCGCGAACGAACTTCCATTCGTCGTATGCGCGATCCCAGGTTGCGAACTTTTCTTCTCTGCTTGCCTTGCCGGCGTCTAGCCATTGATGGCACCAATGACAGCCCGGAACGGTGTAGGCGTGGTCAGCCTTCAACCCCATTCCTTTGCCGTGCTTGCCCTGGTTGCTATGGCAGGGGACAACGATATCGGGCGAAGCGTCTCCGCCGCACACGACGCCGAGAAAGCATCGTTCGCCGCGGCACGCTGCAAGGTACTTTGAGCCTTCGGCTACGGTTGGCTTCTTGATGCGCGACTTCATCGCCGTGCGCTTGATCGTCGTCTTTCGATCGGCCAGCTCGAACGGCTTCGGCTCGGGGCGCTTGAATCCGGTACGCTTCATCGGTGCGGATCGTTTCATCGCGCGGCTTCCGATGAACGTACAGTAAGCTGCCAGAAGGGATTGAAGGTTCCGCGCTTGATCGCATCCTTGGCAAGCAGCAGACCGTACAGCTTGTCCCGGTAGCGCGCAGACGCATCGGCCCGCGCACGTTTTTTGTCGAACTCGACATCGCGCTTGCTGCCTGCGCGGTAGATCGCCGCAGCGCCGTCGCCGCCACGTCCGCCGACGCGCTGGCTCCAGTCGCAGATATAGACTTGCTTCGGCTTGGCCGTGTGCATGTTGTTGATGTGCTTGCGTACGCCGCTGACAGACATTCCCATCATGGCCGCGATCTGCGGAACGGTTGCAGGCTCTTTCTGTAACAGTTCGACGATGAGTCGCCTGTTCTGGTAGCGCGAGCTGTTCGGGTCTTTGGGGCTTCCTCTCATGCTGCAAATTCCTCGTAACTTGCCGGCGCACTCCAGCGCACGCCTCGTTCGGATCCGAAAGCCTGGATAAGCTCACAAAGATCCGAAAACATGCGCTTCGTCATTCGCGACGTGCTCTGTCCGAGCGCAATAAACCCGGTGCCTTCCATGTTCGGAACGACGGTCATCTTCTGAAGCGACGCACTGAAAAAATCCTTCCACTCAGCAGGCGTCAGCTTGCGGCCGTACCACTCGACTTGATTCGATACGTCCGTCAGGAGCGCCCACAGGAGCGCGTTTTGATCGTTCGATCGGGTAGGGGCGGAAAGCGTCAGCACATCGCCGTCAGGGCGGCGCTTGAGGCATTCGATCGCGTATGCGCGGCTCGTCGGCGTAAGGTAGATGGTTTCTTTCATGCTTTCGCCACCATAACGATGCACTGGCCGCCTTTGACGATTGGCCCGCGGGAAACGTGCAGCTCGTCGATCTGGCTGTCGTCGTCGAATACGCCTGCGTGCATCAGCGCATCGAGGCCGGCCTTGCAGAAGTTGTCAATGTCGCGCCGGCGCTTATCGCCACCGCAAACACGCATCGCCACGAACAGACGCGCATCGCCGAATTTCTTCGCGTTGTGCTCGGCTACGATCTCGGCGACGCGCTTGCGAAAGTCTTTGCCCTGCTGCGTGATGTACATGCCGACTGGCGACTTGCGCCAATAGGCGTTCACGGAAGGCGGGAGGGGGAGCACTAGGATCTGCGATTCCCCGTATAACTGTGATTGGCCTGTCATTTCGTGTTCTTCTCGCTGCGGATATACGCCCACAGTTCGCGTTTCGCCGTCTCTGCGGCGCTATCGCCTGCCTTGCCCCTCACGCTCTCGACGATCGCCTTAGCGCTGCTGTAGTCGCCTCGGCGGCCGTCTCTCACTGCCTGCATGAAACGGCGCAAGCATTCGCCCCTGTCCACGCCTAGCACCAAGGAATCGACCGGTAATCGACCGTGCGCCGGATCACGTAATGTCTGCGCAACGGCTCGGCCCAAGGATTCGCGCATGCAATTTCAAGGTAGCCACCGGACAGCAGCGTTAAGGTCGTGGACATGGTTGTTCTCGGTTACTTGATATCGAGCCTTCTGCCGCGAACCAGCGAGCAGCCGGGCACTTCGAAGCCATCTTTCAGCGCCTGCGCGATCAGCTTCTTATCCGGCATCGGCTTCGGCGGCTCCGGTTCCGTCTTGTACGCATCCGGGATCAGCGATTCGTCTGCGATCTGAACGCTCGGCGGATTGAGCGCAATCTTGATGCGGAAGTAGGGCGTATCGATCTTGTCGCGCTGCGCCAGCGTGAGGCCGTCGAGCAGGTACTTGCGGATTCGCTCTGCTCGGTTCTCAAGCGCCTTCGCGCGCTCGGTCATGGCCTTGGCTGCTTCCTTGATCTGCGCTGCTGTCGACTCCAGGTTGCGAGCGACGAACGCCGTGTTCATGCACTTCGTTTCCAGATCGCCGCTGATCGCTTCGAGCGTGTCAGCGAACGTCTGGTCGTCCAGGTCCAGGTCTTCGAGCTTCGCCGCATCTGCGCGGTACTCGCTCGCGATTTCGAAGAGATTGCTCACTACCGGCTCCTTGTTGTCATCGCCAGACATAAAGCATCTGGCGTATCGGTTCTAGCATATTGCCACGAAATAAAGCGTGCGGTGTATTAGTCACGCATAAAATTTCGCTATGATCGCTCTGGTGCGATTAAGGTGTTCCTGCTCGATTGGGTCGTCCTTCTGACGTACCTCTAGAATGAATCGCAGGCCGTCGCGTCTCATAGTCGCCTCTGCAATGTCGATCTCGGCAATTCGGAGCTGTTCGCGGATATGCTCGATCGATACGACTGTCACCGGTAAATCGTTGTTCATGCTCATTTGAGTATCCCTCTCCATTCGAACCCGCCAGCGTGCTCTGCTGCATCGCTGTACGTCATCGCGAATTTGCTCGCAGACTCCGGTGTGCTCGCCGACAAGCACCACCCGATGCCGTTCCAGTGGCTAAACCAGCGCACTATCTTCCCGTTCGCCTTCACGCGGACTTCGTACACGCCGATGTGAACGGGCTTAACTTCTCGCGGAAACCAATCAGAATATGCCTCCATGCTTTCCCCTTGGTGCGCCGCTAGAGCGTGCTAGCGGCGCGGTCGTTGTTAATTTCAGAACGGGATATCGTCGTCCATGTCGTCAAAGCCGCCAGCGGGCGCTGATGCACGGGCCGGTGCAGGCTGTGCGGCCGCATTGCGCAACGGGCGATGGCGCAGATTCGGGATCATCTTGGCGAGTTGATGCGCGGCCGCTTTCTTGTCCAGGATTTCGGACGCCATCAGTTCGGACGATGCTTCGAAGAACGCGGCCGGCACAACCTTGGTCCCGATCGAGCCGTCCGTCTTCAGATAGTCCTCCGTCTCGAACAGGATGCCGACAGGCTTGTTCATCAGATCGGCGAACACTTGGGCGTCGAACTCTTGAACCTGCTGCGTGTCGCGGTCCCATTTCTTCACGACCGCATCACTCGGCGCGATGTTCTTGACACGAAGGCACGTCATCAGCGCCTGCAATTGCTTGAAGCCGAACAGTTCCTTCTCGACCGCGTTAAACGTCCAGAGGGTGAAGTTCGCCGTCTGCTTGTCGGCGGTCACGAAGGCGAAGTCGATGCCGCGTGTTCCCTTCGAGCTTTCGATATCCTCGGCTCGCGTGAACTGGCCGACGTACTTGCCGATTTCGGTAATGCGCTCGCTGCGTTGTTCTGCCTGGCGTGCTGCTTGCGGGTTCAGTGCGTACATACTGTTTCCTTTGGTCTGGTTGATCTGGCTGTTCTTGGCTCAGATGAAGGGCAATTAAGCGGCTTGCCCGATGCCGTAGTAATCAACGATTGCGTCGTCGACGAGATACAGATCGTTCGGAATGCGCTCTTGGCCGAACAGCCCCATCGGGCTTTTAACCGTGTCGCGCCCGCTGTTGCGTGTCGTGAAGGTGTATTCGCCGTCGACAACATCGGTCTTGAGGACGATCGTGAACAAGCCTTCGACGGTGATCTTTTCGTCGAGCAACTTGCCGATCGTCTTGGCCTTGGTGTGTCCCGAATCGAGCTGTTCGCTGTGCGTGAGGATGTACACGCGCACGTCGTCAGGAAGCGTGTTAGCGGCCGTCAGGACGTCCCAAGCGTGCTTTCCAATGTCCGTGAACTTCTGGAAGCCCGTTTCCCCGCTGCGGCGCATGAACTCGTTCGCCAGCAGGTATTGGAAGTCGTCGATGATGATCGTCTTGCGCTGCGTCTTGCCGAGAATGCTGACGATGCGCGCGGCGTCGTCAGTGACGAACATGTTTCCGTCCGGGTTCTCTTTGCTCAGGTAGCTCCAGCCTTTCGCTCGGAAGGGAAGCGGCTTCTTAACGATCTGAATCAAAAGGGTCTGCGCCGGATCGAAATTGCGCAGGGAGGAGGATTTGCCCGTTCCGCTCTGACCGATGACTAGCGTTGCTGTGCTCATGTTTGTTCTCTCGTTCGTGCTGTTCGTGTTCTTCGGAAATTTGCTGTTGCCACCACTCGGCGCCGTCGCTCATTGCCACCCCGGCTGTGTAGCCCATAGGAACCAAGCGATCAGGGCGGCGAAGAAAACCCAATCAAGCGCGGCCCGCATGGCTTATCTCGTCGATTTCATCGCGCAGGACGCGCGCACGGTTCACAAGGAGGGAGAGCCAGCCATCGGCGGAGGCTTCAGGAAACATCGATGAAAAGCGACGCCATTCCAGATCGAAATTCATCAGAAGGGCGTACATGTCCGGCACCTTCTCCGCGATCTGCACCTGACGATGGAGTTCGATCAGTTCGGCGACGGGGCAAAGGTGCTCGTCGCCGGCCTTGCGCAGTTCCTGCATGAACACTGACTTAGGCACTGAAGCAGCCAGTGTATCCATTGCGGACAAATTTTTACGCGCAACAGGAGCTTGTTGCGGACGGAAGGCTTCGATACTGCGTAATAAGCCGTTGCGGGCCAAGGTTTGCGGTTTCATCGATGTTTCCTTCTGGGTTGTTGTTGTGTGTGCTGCTGAGGTGGATAATACGTCGGCAGTATTAGAAATTCAAGCGCCTTCGCAAAAATATTTGTGCGATTGCCTACATTTCTTCGCGGGCCAGCCACCCGCGGCGCTCGAACGCCGGTCGTAACTTCTCGTGCGTCGCCTGGCGCAGCTCTGCGATTGCCGGCCCGATCTTCGCAGCTGCGTTGTATGCGGTGCTTCGGCTTACTCCGCACTCGTCGGCGATGTGCTGCGCAGAAGGGCAGTAGTGCGCGCCGTACACGAACTCGCGCATCAGCATCAGGCGAATGACGGCCCGATTGCGCACGATTCCGGTGAACAGGTGTTCGAGTCGACCGATCGCCGCGTGTCGCTCGCCGTTCTCGCCGCCGTATTCGGCATCCAGTAGCGCTCGTTGATCGAGCGAGGTATGCGACTCGATCACGTCAAGGATCAGCCGCGCCTGCGCCCGTTTCTCGCTTGCTGATAGGATCATGCCGCCTTCCTTGCCGACGAACTCGCCGACCTTGCCGACCTTCACGCCGGCCGTTGCCCGCCACGTGTACGCGAAAGACAGTGCGCTCTCCATTGATCCAAAGAGCGCCATTCTTCGCACCGCTTCGTCATCGGCCGTAGACGAGCGCAGAGTAAGTCCGATTCGCCGAAACTGATCTTCCCGATCTGATAAACGCAGCCCTTGCATGTGGATTCCTCGCGCGCTATTAGTATTTTTAGTGGGTCGCCGTAATCAGCCTGGCGTAATGGTTGCGGAAGCTTCACGCATCTTCCTTTGGCGGCAGCTTCGGTTTCGGCGGATTCCATGATCTCGCCATGACGTTGAAGAACAGCCACCAGTACAGGGCGGGGCTCATGCTGCTGGCTCCGTCAGCCCGCGCCATGAGTCTGACTGATGGTACGACCACAAATCCCTTCGTTCGTATGCGAACTCTGGCGTGTGTGCCGAGTATCCCCAGTGCGTACCGTGCCAGTATTGAAACCATTGGCCCGCGTCGTTCGACGCTGTCTCATACACGCCAACATGAACCGGCTTCACATTGCCCGGAAACCATTTCGTCATCTTCATGCCGCCTCCAGTTGGTTAGCCATCAATCGCGCTCTACATGCCTCCTGCATTGCCCGTAGCGTCTCCATCGCCCTGAACACGGGCGGCGTATCCTCGCGCGTGCTAAACCAAATGCAGCCCGATCTATCGCGGCGGCCGTTGCATTTCACCTTGCCGCTGGTTTCAAGTCGCGATAGTGCCTGGCGCACCTTCTGAG